ATCGTAATCACTGTGTTTAAGTCGCGCATGTCAAACGTAACATCGGCGGGCCACCAACCGACTTGACTTAACAGTGTCGCTAACTGGTAGCGGATGTGGCCCTGTCCGTAGGGTTTGGGTTTGTCTCGTCAATCGCTTCAATGTCAACGTCTGGATGTTGTTTCAACCAATCTTGCCATGTGGCTGGCACGGGGTCTCCAGCAATTTTGCATAACGCATGAGCCCAGCACGCTAAATCGGATACACCAACGCCGCGCCCATCAGACAATTTGCGTGACTCTGTGCGTTCCCATTCTGCGAGAATAAACAAATTGGTGTACATAAAACGGTCGCCTTGACCGTCTTGTAAATTGATGCGTAACTTTAATTTCATGTTGCCTCTTTCGTGTCGGGCCGTTGCCGGCGAGAAATTATGCGGTTGCTACCGAGTACACACCGCCCTGGAACGTGATGCCACCCATGACATCGAGCGCGCCCAGCGACGAAACCACGACAGGCAATGTGGACATGTACGCCCCCGTCAGCGTGTGCAACGGATTCGTAGCCGACGTCGCAGCGTCTTTTGCTTTTACCGTGACGGTCACGGCGGTGCCCACCAAAGTTTTTAGTGTCGCATAACTAGAACTTGCGGCTGTGGAATTGTATAGGTCAACTACCAATGACGAGTTTTCCAAACCGCCCACGAACGTGCGGGCAGAATTTGACATGTTAGTTGATTCCAAACTTTCAATGACTCGCGTCAAATTGGCGCTGGAACATTGACCAGTCAAATCGACTGTGGCGATTGTGACGACGGCGTTTGACAGATATGTGGATGTCGCAGTACTGGCCATGTGGGTTTCTCCTCGTTTAGTTCTAGTTAAGTTTTATCAGATAAATGGTGGTATGTGGGGGATATTAGACGGCTTGCGCCTGGACGTTCATAGACAAGTCGTAGCACGGGTACATCGCGCCACCTATTTCAAGTGAGCCTGGCGCGCCTGAAACGGTAGCAATTTTGGATGCCACAACTTTGGAAACGATGCTTAAAATTTCTCGTAGCACTGGCAAGCCGGCTGGCCCTGACCCAATGACTTTTAACGGGAATGTCATTGTCAGAATGTTGCCGTTGCCGCCAAACACCGTGAAACTTGGTGCCAGTAGAAACACGCAGTTAGGAACGATTTTGGTTGGGTCTGTTACGCAACGGATACCAGACACCGCAGTCAATGTGGCTGCTATGTCGTCAATGGTTTCGTTAAGAAAATCCTCGTAAGCCATTAGGCCGCCGCTGGTCTAGGGATGCCTAACAACTGTTTGACTATCGGTGTTAATGATTGCTGGGTTGGTGTGCCCATCGTGTCAAATGACGCAAACGCGGTTTCTATTGAGCCTCGACTACGCCATAGCGCTGCGGCATACATCAGTGTTCCTAATGTGACATCTCCGCCTGGCGACGTCGTTAACGAATCAAAATATGATGACTCTTGTCGTCGGCGATAACAAAATAAATTGCTGGCTGAAACGGCTTGACCAATCAATGTGAAATCGTCGGACGGGTCTGTGATAGTTACGCCCAAAAATGTGACCAGTTGCGCCGCTGTAATCCATGTGCATGTTTGCGTGTAGGCAACTGTGCCGGCATAAGTAACGACGTAGTCGACATTGCTACCAGTAGCGGCATAAATGATTTGGTTAGGGCGCGGCACTTCCACGTCGTACTCAAACTCTCCAGAATTTGAGTCAACACCAATAAACGCGTATTGCGGTAATGCCAGCACCGTAAATGTTCCGTTAAACGGACTTCCAATGCTGGCAACCGTAATGCTCTGACCAACTGCTATGTCAGTTGGTTCTAACGTGCTGATGCACGCGTAGTTAGAGATTAATTGTTTTGTTGCGGTGTTGTAAGTGGTCATAGCGGATGGCCGCTTACCTGACTAAGCCTGGGTGATTTTCTGAATCATGCTGCCGTTGGCCTTGAATGTGCAAAAATATCCATGTGTGGATACTGCACGGGTCAACGTAGTTGGCTGGTCAAGCGACAAAATGCCCTTCCAATCCTCATACACCTCGAAACCAATGTCCTTCATAATGACCATTGTTTTTGCGGCGAAGTTGTTGTCAACAACTAGTTGCAATCCAAGTGGGCCTTGGTTATTGAGCCCATTGTTTGATGCTGATTGTGTGTTGCCAACGCCGATTGCGTTGTTGCCTTGCAAGCCGCCGCCCAAGTTTGCAAACAATGGTCGGTCTGTTGTGTCGGCTAGTTGCATGATGAGCGAGTAAGTCGCTGGGTCAACAAACATGTGAGTTGGCAACATGTTTGTTGCAGCAAGCGTTACGACTGCAGCATCATAAATTGATTTGTACAAGTCGACTGCGGTCAAATCCCACACACCGGCTGATGTTGCAGCGGTAAGCAAGTTGTCTGCGGCTTCGTTGTCTGTTCCAACCATGTAGCCGCCAATCAAATCGTTGATGACGATTTGTAACGCGGCTGGGTCTGTGAAATCCAATGTCTGGTAAGAAATGTTTGCACTGTTCGCAAAAGTTTTCTTTGTGACCGTGTTGTTTGCAATCACGCCAGTTGTAGTTGCAACTGCAGCGCCTTCGGTTTGTGCTGTTGCTGTTGCTTGGTGAGTTGTGATTGTTGGACGGTTAAACGTCGATGACGGTGTTTGTGGCATTGCCCTAGCGCCAAGTGCAGCCACGACAGGACGCATGAAGTTAATGTCCTGAAAAACTGGGCCCATCGTAACTTGGGTCAAGAGGCCGGGCACCGACGTAAGAAATTCATCGCCTGCAGCGGCTTGCAACGGTGACTTGTGATATGCGGTGTAATCGGCAAAAACTTTTTGCGCGTTTACCCAATCGTCGCCGCCCTTGTGGAACGCGGCCATGTATTCCCAACTGTTTGGGATGCGTGGTTCGCGTTTTGCTGCAGCAAATACTGGTGCAGTTGCGGTAATTACTTCTGGTGCTGGTGTTTCGATGATGGTCACTGGTGTCTCCTCTATGGGTTCTGGTTCAACATTACTCACTTCTGGCTCATCTTGTGGGATACTCGCAGCAATATCGGTAATGACACTGCCCTCAAACGCTGGTTGGCTGACCAGCGATAATTCTTGCCACATAGCGGCTTCAATAACCATGACGCCGTCGTCGTCGTAAAACTTTAGGGGATTTACGCCAACGCTGACCGAATCAATAGTGCCATCGGCTATTAAAATAAGCGCTTCATCGCCTTTTAGGGTTTTTGATATTTTGGCTACAAACATCATGGCCGTGCCGACATCCTCACGTTCTGTTACTTGACCCAAAATTTGAGACGAATCATGTTGCATGTACAGTTTCGGGTTTTTGCCCTCGGCGCTTAATGAGCCTGGCATAAACATCACTTTTGTGCCATCTGAAACGGTTGCAATTTTGTTGTATTCAACTGCCACACCGCTAATTTGGCGTCGGGGGGCGTCGCCGGCTGCGGCGTCAATGCTGAATGTGTTATCGCTAGTCAATCTAATCATGTTGGTGACGCTACTCCGTTTGATGTTCTGGTTGGTGACATGTCGGTTTCTGTTCGCATTTCGTCATAGTCGCCCATGAGATAGCCCTTGTAATCAAATTCGCAATATGTTCCATTTGGCAACACGTTGTTTTGGCTTAGTGTGGCGCTGATGCAATCGGCGTAAGCGCGTGCGCCGAACGTCCACAAGTCGGCCCTGGCGCCCTGGTTAGAAATATATGCCATTGAGCCCTGTGAAAATCCAACAAGATATAACGGAACGTTGCAAATTCGAGCCATTTCTTTTCCTTGGAAATCTGCCGAATCAATAAGCAACATTTTGTCTGGGCTAGTAGCCGTTTCCGTGTACGTCAAATATTCGTTTAAGGCTGCAGTCTGATTAGTCGACCTAGCCAAATTGAATGCCGATGCCAAATCGGCTAATTCTTGACCAGATAGCGGCTCGCCGCCCGTTTGTTTCAGTACGCCAGCGGGAATCGCGCTGCTCGCGTTGCGATAACGCGCCGCTTCCAGTTTGAGCGCTGTTTGTACCGATTGTTTTGACATTGTGGTAATGCCCTGAATAGGCGACAAAAATTGCACGACGTTATTTGGGTCTAACTGTGTGCCGTTAAAATAAATTTCTTTTGATGGCCCGTACCAGATAGGGCCGTCCATGTCGGTGGTATTTATTGAGCCCTGTGGTAGCCACTTAAACGCTGACGGGAAACCGTCTGCTGTTCGCTCGGTGATGTACCACATCGCTCTACCAGTAAAAAATAAATCATCAAATGTAAATGCAAGTTGAAATTGGTTGGTGACTTCTTTAGAAATTCTGCGTAACCAAGTACGCGGCGCCATCGGAATTTTCTCCATCGATTCGCCATTCCACATTTCGCTATACATTTGCAATGGCATGCACGCAATAACTGATGCTATTAAGTCTCTCGCACGGCTCACCGTCGGAACCGACATAGCCGCATTCCTGGCGTTGGATTCGGTGTAATTATAAAACTGGTTTAACGCGTTGCTAACAGTGCCACCAAACGCCGCAGCGCCTTTACTGACTGGCGTACTGATAGCGGCCTTAGTCACTTTGTTAAATAGAGCCATAGCACAAGTGTGCCACATAAATGCGATTTTTTGGTGGCATCGAGCCGGTATGCGATGCGGTATCCCGACGATAAGCAAGCCATCGGCCCGATGCCGAGATGAGCCTAGTGGCTACACGACTACGAGCATTGGTTTACCAGATGACGTTGGGCGACTGGTTAACGCTGCGGCCCACACCATGCAGCGCGCTAACTCAATAGGGCCTGGACTGCGTTGACTGCTAAGTGCTATGGAATTTTGGCTGCGTACCGCAACGGCGCGCGCGCAATGTTCTGCTAATTGTGTTGACCCGTCATGCCATAACAGTTTTTCGTTTATCATGTTTCTCACTGATGGCGTAAATTTCAATATTTCGCCGTAGCCAACAATAATGCGCCGACGCTCTAGGGATGTTGGCCAGTGGTTGTCGACGGTTGGTGTAATAGCAAATTTGATTGCAGGGTTGGCACATAGGCGCTCGACGTGGCTTAACATTTCGCTAAATGTGTCTGCGACAAATTCGACTGTGGCTATTGTGCGTCGGTCTGGTAGGGCTACACATCTGACGGCAAAATAGCGTGTGTCGTCCAGACTGGTTTCTATGGCTACTGTGCCGCCGTCCGGCACGGGGCCGTCATAGAGCAACGCTGGCCATTGCCCTGGCTGAATCCACGATTTGTCACTGGCAACCCACAAATTGCAAGATGCCCGTAGGAACGCGGCGCGGTCTGGGTTTTCGGATTCGGCTTGCAAGGTTGCAGCCGTAAGGGTTATCCCCAATGCAGGGTTGCCGTATGCCCATGCGGCTGGGGTCATCGGATTCAGTTCTGGCGGTGGGCTCCATTCCGCAAAATAGAACGCACTGTTTTTGCCTGTGTCAATGGCGCGCAATCCCTGTTCTCGCCAGCGCAACATGGCGGTGGACGCTTCCGAGCCCGCTGTGCTCCATAAACTACATAAAGGGGAAATTTGTGCACGTTGAGCCGGCAACAAACCGCCGTCAATAACCTCGCGCGAAATATCCCACATTTCATCAGCCACGACTAGTGACGGCGAAGTGC